TACCATCTGCTCGCGTACCTTTCCATACTCAAGGTCAATGTCAAACTTCTTGCGGTCTTCAGTCTTGGGTTCCAGATTTTTCATTCTCTTTCTCCTTTGCTTTTTGTTTCAACCATTCTTCTCTGCTTGGGTGGTGGGCAGGTGGGTTATGTTGCACCCACCCGTCACCTGTCTTCCACGGTATACTACTCATCTTGTCCTTTCATTGCTTCGTATTCTGGGTGGTGTTTACTGACTGCCTTTTCAAGTAGTGAGATAAAACCTTCATTCATAAGTGCTATCTTTGCTTCGTCATCACACTCAAATGTTATAGTAGCTGAACCGTCTTCATGTTCAACTACCTTTTGTATATCAATCTTACCTACCATTGTCAACTCCTTTTGTAATTCGTCATGCTGCGTTCAAGTCAACTACTTCACAAACGCCAGCAGTACAAGCTAACTCACGTCCACCTGATGTAGTATCTTCCTTCTCAAACTCCTGAAGCATAGACCAGTCTACGTTCTTTGGCATTTTAGCTGCCCACTCTTTGTATGTGTCAGCATCAATGTCCTGATAAGGTGCTTGCTGATATGTATGCTCACTGAATGGCAGGAAGCTGATACCACTGACCTCATCAAAGTGTTCGTAGACCCATGCGCCTACAGCCATCCACTCATTCTCTTTAACAGAGATAGTGACTGATGGTTTGTGTTCGCACCAGTGACGCTGGTAAGTCAGCCACAGTTCAAGCTGTTCAATGGCTGTCATACCTGTGCGTGTCACTGCGTTCTTAGGCGATTTCATAGGGAAGCTAAACACTGTCGTTGAGTCGGGTTTCATTACGTCAGGTTCAGCAGGTATGTCCTGTGAAATCAAGAACTGTGTCAATGGGTCTTTGTTATCCCCACGGACAGTACGAATGTAGTATGGGTTGTGTCTAGCGTGGATGCCACTAGCACTATCCACAAGCTGTGATACTGTACCACTAGGCTTGACACAAGTAATAGCTGTTGACTGATTGATGCCAAGCTGTTGTGCCATAGCTGCATTAGCTTCGATGGCAGTAACACGTAGCATCTCAAGTGTGTCGGCTACTTCTTTACCTTTGTGTAGTGCAGCACAGTCCATGATGCCTGTCAGAGATACGCCAAGCAAGCGTTCTTCTTCTGTGTTCTTCTGCCATACCTTACGTAGATAGCGGAAGTTAGTCAGCGTGGATTGGAACGTACCCAAGATAGTCGCAAGGCGTACCTTCTCTTTCAGTGATGCCAATGTATCCGTTTCACGTGCAACAACTTCTGACAAGTTACAGAACTGGTATGGACGTAGGATAATCTCAGAGCAAGGGTTACAACCAAAGTCCTGTTCAGCATCACGCCTACCATTCTTAGCTGCTTGCTTCTTAGCTGATTCACGATTGAAGATACCACGCTCGCCTGACTTACTGTCATACAGTGATAGCCATTCACGCATGAATGTACCCATCTCTGGCTTTGTCTTGTATGCCACAGAGTTATTAGCCAATGCACGTTGGCCTTCATTTTCCCACCACTGACCTGACTTGGCGTGTGCCATTTGGTCATCGTTAAGATTAGACAATGAAATCAATGCGCTACGGCGTACACCACCAACCACAACAACTTCACCAATCTTACACATGATGTCGTGACATTCGATTGGGTACAGTCTGCGACCTGCTGCACCTTTGAACTTCTGAATGACAAACTCAAACAGTTCTACCAATGGCTGTGGGCCTGACGCACGACCACCGAATGTCTTGAGCCTTGCACCTGCTGGGCGTACCTCTGATACATCCCACTTAGGAATCTGCCCGGTGTACAGCATAGCAATCAGTTCCTTCAGTGACTTAGCCCAACCGGGGCGGCTATCACCTACCTTGATTACCGTATCCGTGTCATGCATATCTTCATTCACAATAGGCAGCTTCTCAATGTTATGACGTTCTACACTGAAGCCTACACCTGTGCCGCACATGAGGATATACATAGTCTCATCGAATGCACGTGGGCTATCTACAGGTACGTATGAACAGTTGTATCCACCTACATGGCAGCGGTCTAGTGCTGGCCCTGCAGTCATCAATGCCCTCATGCTAGGCATGATAGACTGGTTGAGTACAGCTTCTTCTAGTTCTGACCTTAGTGAATCAGGAAGCTGATACCCATAATTGTTATGTAGATGAGAATCCATATAATCAAAGTATCGTGCGACTGTTTCACCCCATGTCTCCCTTCGTTGTTCATCTTCTTTCCAACGTGCATAGCGTGACAGTGCTATGAAGTTCTGGTAGTCTGTTGGTAATGTATTGCTAATCATCTCTTACTCCGTTATCGTTCTAATGTTTCTAATACTAGCACCTTCAATATCATAAAAGTATTCTTGGATGCTTTCTTCTAATTCCTCGCCTACCTGCCCATCAGCAGGGACGGGATATTCTTCATCGTCAATGTCAATCGTAATGAACATCTTAACTCGCATCTGCCATTACCTCTTCAATCAACTTGTCCAGATACCACTGTGCTTTCTTCAAGTCTTCTAGCGGCTTGTCTTTGTAGTCAAAACGCCAGAGGTATTTCATAATGTTACCCTGCAGATAATACTTAAACCCATCACCAGTAGCAGCAGAGATAGCATGAATACACTCAATGCCTGTCTGGTTGTAGTGTGGTGGACTGTTGACCATATCTACATTACCGTAGGCTTTCTTCCCGGCCTTTTCTAGTTCTTCCGTCATCTTAACTTTCATATATGTTTCATGCCTACTCATGCTGACCCCTTTGTTCTACTGTTAAAGTTAAGGTGTACTACGTTACCATCGTAAGTCTTTTCCACACCCGCTTGTTCCTCTAGTTCTACATCAATATCCATCTCGTTGTCAATAACTTTTGTGACATACTCGTGGACAATATTGCGTAGTTCCTCTACCTCTTCCATCACAGGCACAGCAGCACACATCATCTTAGCAAAGTGCATTATCTGATAATAGTCATCATCGTCTAAGGGGTTATCCGGCATAGCCATTATAGATATGTCAACTTCGCCCGACCACTTACCATCGTTATCTGCGAATGGCCTGACACGTATGAGTAAGTCTTCGTTCTGTACTTCTTTAGCTAGTTTGTCCATCATGTCCATACTCTATCTCCTTTTCACTTTTGTGCCGCCAAACTTAATAAACTTTGGATGCTTGTTCTTGCCCTTCTCCTTCAACCAATCTTCAGGAATAATCCTGTCGTAGTATCTGAAGCCGTACTTGATACACCATTCACCGTAGGTAGACTTAGCACCCTTACGTAGTTTGCGTCTGCTGCTTTCAAACACAAAGCGTATATCCAACTTGGGATGCTGCTTTTTAATAGCCAAATGCTTGCGTCTATCTGCTGCGGTGAACATACCTTTTGTTTCAATTATGATGCCGTTGGACAGCACGAAGTCTGGTGTGTAGGTTCTGTATGCAAGGTCTTCCCACTCAATCTTAACTTGTTCATATAAGAACTCTATGTTAAGTTCAGTTAGGTAGTCAGATACCTTGAGTTCCAGACCGCTACGATAGCCATACTTTCGTGCTGCCCTGAATTGTTTTGCGTTAGGCAATTACATCACCAATGTAATTTATCATAGGTGGGTTCTTTGCCTGTGACTTTACAGCAGGGCGTTCAGTAAGATTATCCCAACAATCAAAACGATAATTGCAGAATTTGCATCCATCATTAAGGACTTTATTACCTGTGGGCTTGCCACGAAAAGTCTCAGGCACTGGTTCAAAACATCTTTCAAACTTGTTCTCCTTTACTTTATCTACGGTATCTTTAATCTTGGACACTTCAGTATCCACATCAAGCCCTGTAGCTGGTACATACTTGAACTGACCATTGGCTTTGTTCACCACCCACCAGCCACCTGCCTTCTTGTCTGCGGCTTTAGCATAACCAGCTAACTGAGCCACATACCCGAAGCCATCACCGCTGGCAAGAGTGTCATAGGATTCAAACTTGTTTCTATATGACCAGTCTGAAGCTGATTTAATATCATCAACTGCACCATCAATGATGAGGTCATAAGAACCAGAAACGCTATCGTCACCAAGGTCAAGAGAAACTTTATCCGTGTCTTCATACTTAACTCCTGCTTCTTTAAGGATGCCTTTGAACACTGCTTCAACAATGTCACCAATCATCATGTTCATTACAAATGTTGTCGGAAAGGGTAACGCTACCTCTGGCTTGTTCTTATCATACCAGAGTTGGCAAGTTGGCCTACCTACGTTTGACATACGTAGACCGAACTTGTCACGCTTGTTACCCCCACCGAACTGACGTGCTGCAGCAGCCATCACATCAAGACCAATCTGTGTGATTGTCCGTTGTGACATACTTGATTTGCCTGTTACAGCGTTCTCAAGATACTGATGCAGTGCCAGTTCAGCAGGATGGTTCATTACGCTACCTCTTCTTCAAACTCAACATCAACCACACCGTCAATGTCTACTTCATCCAAGTCCATATCATTTTTGCTTGACGCTTTCTCTGCGTAAGCATTGATGATATACTCGTTGTAGTTCTGCACCCAAGCCATGAAGTCAGCAAACTTCTCTTGGTCATCCTGTGTGAGTTCCACTGTGTTAGTGATGTCCAAGGACGTGTTAGGCAAGTAGAAGCTATTACCGTTAGGCAGCTTACGCTCTTCAGTATTCAGCGTAACATTATGCTGCACAGGTAGACGCTTCATCTTGGCAAGCTGTGTGAACACACCGCCGATAGTCTTGAAGGCATCACGGTTCTCTACTTCCCAGATGAATGGTGTAGACGCTAACTCAACTTCATTACCATCTGCATCCTTTGGATTAACCAACTCAACTGTACCAAGCACTACACGTACACGCTTGATAGAACGGATGAGTTCTTTAGTAGCATCTGGCAGAGACTTGAAGTCTTCAATCCAACCAGAAGGCTTACCACAGTTAAAGCCACCATCGTTATCTTTCAAGTCCATGTTAAGCGTATCAGCCATAACAGTCTTGACGTAACGATTAGGTGTACCGCCACTACCCATGATGAACTTCTTATACATGAAGCGTTGCATGAATGGACGCATTACTGCTGACTCTGCGTAGTATGTAGGGCCATCAGGAATCTCTAGTTTGTATGTACCACCCTTAACCTTGATGGTATCAGAGCCAAGGATAGGTGAGTGGTTGATGCGCAGACGGGCAAGGAACATCCCCTGTTTCTTCTGTGCAGGTGCCTCATTAGCAAGACCCATAGCCTTTGCCATTTCAGCGTAGTTGTTAGTATCAATCGTTGTAATATCGTTCATGTTTATTAACTCCTTTTCAGTTGTAAGATGCATAGTTATATCAGGTTACGTCCTTGGTGTCAAGCCAATTCGGGCCTATTTTTGCCTCTAATAATAAAGGCACATTGAACTCAACACCCCAGCGTTGGGTGATGAGATAAGGTAGCGCATCATTAGTCTGTTGTATGACGTGGATTACCTGTGCTTCTTCATCAGGATGTACGTCAATAACAATACTGTCATGCACTGAGTTCACTATACACGATTGCATACCCTTGAGCAAGTCATCAATGTGCAGCAATGCGATAGGCACAATGTCTGCCGTAGCAAATGATTGCACAGGGTAGTTCTTAATCTGTGTAAAGTGTGAGACACGTCCAGTGTGCTTACGTACCACATCAGGGAACGCAAACTCACGACCACTGGGCGTGGTAA